ATTCCTAAATAAAAGTGGTTATTTTTTCAACTACGAAGACACCATGAACATGCCTCGTCGTGGAGCATCAATACACAGGGATGAAAGAAGCGAAGTAATTGAGTTTCTTAAATTTCTTGAAAATTCACGAGATAGGTATCTACTTAAATATTTGGTGGAATTTCCTTTAGCGTATAAAAATATATGGTGGAAAGTCAAAGGCCACCTAGTCGCTTACTCTATTGAACACGGCGGCCGTTTTTTGGGCCCTCATTCTGATACCAGTGCAGATTATGCATACGGATTTGACCATCCATCAGACCAACTTGCAACCAGAAATACCGTTACTGCGCTCATATATCTAAATGATGGATTTTCTGGTGGCCAACATTATTTCAACTATTTGGATATTCGCTACACCCCAAACCGCGGAGACATTTTGATGTTCCCATCAAATTTCATGGCTGCACATGAGGTTGAGCCAGTAACAGAAGGAAATAGATATTCATATCTAGGTTGGTATGCTCACGGCTCGCCAAACCCAGCAGCAAACGAGTTTATTGCCGACCCGATTACCCAACCTGAACTCGCCGCTGTATCCACGAATGTTTACATGCCTACACTGAGGGATGATTTCAGAAATTACATGGCTGCATCTGGTGTTAGCCAGGATTCACCAGCGTGGCACCTAGTTGAAAGAATGCACTCATGAATGCTTCCCACCTAGGAAATGGCATAGTTCTTATTCGCGGAATGCTTGATGCCAATGAAATAAAAGCGTGCGATGTGTCTTTGGTGGAAAACTCCATCACCCCTCAAGGCTTTACGACTAGAGATGGGAAACTTTACGACACTGGCGGCCATGAATACGATAAAGACGCAGGTTCTTTTACTCATCCAATCAGATATTCAGAAAATATAGATTCTGTTAATTTTACAAAAATGTTGACAAGAAAAGTGTATGAATCAGTTGTTGGATACTGCAAAATATTTCCCTCGGTTGTTGAATGCATAACAGAGCATAAGCAACTCCATTACATTAAGTATCCAACAAATGCTGCAATGGGCCCACATTCTGATTGTGCTGCTTCTTATAAAAATAATTCAGTTGAGGTTATTTCGTCATCTGCAATAGACAATACTTTGAGTACATCGGTAGTTCTTAACAATGACTTTGAGGGTGGGGAGTTTGTTTTTACATTGATTGGCGAAGAGTTGTCGCTGAATGCTGGAGACGCCCTCATATACCCATCAAATTTTGTTGGCAGCCACGAGGTAAGGGAAGTGAAGTCTGGCGAAAGATGGTCTTTTCTTTCATTCTTCTCACATGCGCGAACAGTTTTTGGCGGAGAGAATGACATAAATCAACGAAATATGTGGCTAAGCAAATTTCGCGATGATGTTGGAATGCACGATACTAAAATTGCTAATAACTTTCAAAAAACAGTTAAGGTTGGTCAATTGTGATAATTACACACATGGGTAATGCTGTTGTAAAGTTTGATGACGCATTTGAAGTTGATTTAGATTTGTTTGAAAAATTTAAATTACATATTGAAGAAACATTGCCACATAAAAGCGTTTATTCAAATGAAGATGGTTCAATGCGAACCGAAGGGGGGTATGAAATATCAAATGACTATATTAAATATTCTCCGATTCGTTACACAAATCTCCACACCCTTCCCGACGAAGACAAGAATTTTATTGAATACATGAAGCAGGCAATGCATAAATGCGTAATTGAGTATTGCAAGATATTTCCAGTTGTCATAGAAAACATAAGATGGGTAACAAATGGATATGTAATAAAATACGAAAACGGTCAATGCATAGGTCCGCATTCAGACTGCAACATTGCCTACGCGGAAGACAATGTAACAGTAATAAACAGCATTCCAGTAAATAATGTTCTTACTATTGGAGCATTTTTAAATGACGATTTTGATGGTGGGGAAATATCTTGGAGGATATGGGGAATCACCAGTAAACCAAAAATTGGTTCAATATTTATATACCCATCATCGTTCGTTGGATGCCACGAAGTTGCTCCAGTCACGAACGGGGTTAGATATGCGTATCTCAGGTGGTACGGCCATGGTGAAATTCCGCACGAACCGAATGAAAGCGTTTTACACTTACTTCAAAACCTAAAGGCAAGCAATCATGAACAAAAATTTGTACCAGTTGGGAGAATTGGAGTTTAGACGCTATTTCTGTAACTGGTCCAGTCGGCATAGTTCATCCCATTCCATTTTTCAACTACCCAAAATGTGCTCGTAGCCAATCTGTGACCAGATTTAATCTCTCTAACCCCATGCGAGAAATTTGCTCCTGCTGGGAAAATCAATAGAGTTCCAGCACTCGGCTTATATTCAATACCGTATTGCGAAAAATATATCTCACCGCCTTCGTAGGCGTCATTGAAATACAAAACATTGCTTAAATCACGCCAAGACTCACACACCTTATCCGCGTGCTCGTTCAATGCTGTACCAGGGATATATCTAGCGATATCTATTATTTCGGAATATCCAGAATCTGGATTTATCTTGCAATCATATGTTTTTTCAAGCAGTGGATAAATGAGGTTTCTATATTTGCGAAGAATCTTTGTTATCTCTGATTCATAACCATCAATGAGAGTTGAAATTGACTCAATTGGAACCAAGGGGTTTGACTCTCCGCATTTGGCTGTTTGGCAGAAATCCCCTATCTTCAATAGGTCTTCATCTGAAATAAAATTTTCGTATACATGGATGTATTTTTTATCTTCTAGATTTATTTGAACTTCATCCCACCCATCGTAGATATAAAAATCTGTATTTTTCATAACCCTGGGACCGTCACTGCTGATTTGCCAATTTCGTATTTATCGTAAATTCTTTCACCGTGATTAAACCCACCAGTCAAGGAGTGAGCCACGCAACGATTGTCCCAAATCACTAAATCATTTTTTCCCCAAATTAAAGACAGTTGATTTTTGGGAGATTCAAAGATTTTAAGAAGGCTGAGTTTGTATTCAACCCACTTGTCGTTGTCTTTTGCAACTGTATTCTGTCCATTGTAAAAAATAGAAATTCTATTTGTATCTGGGTGTGAGCATATTGATGGGTGCATGTATTCTGGTTTTCTGTACATTGGTGGCTCATTGATGTCCGCATTCCAACCAGGTGATTTTATTGTGGATATAAATTCAATATCACTATTTTTTAAATCGTCGTATGCGCGTTCAAGGTCCACAAATTTTGTGTTTCCTCCATTTGCAGACGGTTCTCTCATGTGCATGCAACTTATGTCTACAACCAGTTCTTCCCATGAGTCGTCAACATGCCATCTATCAACACCCCATCTAGAAAAATATTCTTCACTTGACGGGAGTGGTTTATTGTTTTCTTCAAAATAGTCAAACAACTGCTTGCTTGTTTGGTGGGTATCAATTTTCAAATAATTATGGTTTTTTGATAGCGACTTTAAGCAGTTAATAACTTGGTCTGGTTCTAAATTTATGTTTTTGAATACTAAGACCTTATGGTTTAGCAAGTCTTGATATATGGACTCGGCATTATCCATGATTGCCTGGAGCCAAAGCCCTTCATAAACCTTGCCAAAATCAGCATGCTCCTGCATGTTTAATCTTTTTCAATCTCTTTTGCGGTGTGCGTTCCCCCGTATTGCGTTACGCATCTATTTTGGAATACTGGGTTGGAGCCGACTTCAAGACCTTCAACTGGCTTCATCCATCGCGAGTAATCGGATTTACAGTAACGCTCATAGTCATCATAGATTTCATCAAACCAAACAGGCGGACACCACTCGTTTGAATCCTTGCTTTCAACAATCCTGATGTTTGCTGCCTCGTCATCGGCTCCCTGTCCGAAGAATGTAAGGTACGCATAGCGAGTGCCGCCTTCCATCTTCGTAACGCCATGGGCGCACATGTAATTGGTTGGGAAGAATATGATGTCGCCTTTTTGCGGCTTGTACTCAATACCCAGGTAAGGGAATTTGAGGGTTCCGCCGCAAAAGTTTTCACCATTAAGTTCCCCTGCAGTTTCAACATGGTCGTTAAAGTAAGCCAAAGCACCAGCGGTCTGTCTGGAAGCAACCATCCCTTTAGGCATATAGCGAACACCCTCTGTCACCTTGTAGTTCGTGTCGTTGTCTTGGTGCCAGCCAAGGATTCCCTGTTCGTGATAGCGAAGGATGTGCCCGCGAGTTTTCCACCAAAGGCTTCCAACGATTAGTGGGAACATGTCTATGTATCTAATTAGACACTTATAGATTGTGTCTTCAAGATATACGAAGTAGTCAAGGATTTCTTTTTGCGTATTTTCGTCTACTGGCGCCAGAAGGCGAACTGGTGCAGCAGGAACATCTTCCATCCTGTATCTAAATCCATCTTCATTAATACCGTATTGAACGCCGTCTTCGCCGACAACATATGACCATCGGCCCTTGTGCGCCTCTTCTGCGCAGTCGTCAATGTGTGACAGAACAAACTTCTCTACATTGAAAACATTCTTAAATACAACAAGCCCATTTCCAAGGTCCTCAAATTTGAACTGACTTATTTCAAGCAGTTCTTTTTCGCCTATTTTGGGTGTTGATGGTAGTGCCATGGCTTCAGTCTATCACGACCCTATTTTGGCCATATAGAAATTCTAATTACTTCTTGTCACAACTGTTCTGTCGGCAAAGTTTATTCCAGCAAACTCAAAGTATTCATCAAGCGTTCGTTTTGTGCCTAAAGCAAATTCGCCAATGATGTTGTTTTCTAGTATGTTCAACAACTCGCTATTTGAACCTTCAACTAGTTTTGACCATTCTTCTG